AGAAGAGATATTACAGGCAATCCGAGAAGGTAACATAGAAAAGGACATGCCCGGACTCCAATAGCCACAAACCAAAATACTAATACCTTAGATTTGAAATTTATTAGTAACTTAATTTATTGGGGAGGTGAATAATTAAAATGGCAGAAGATGTATTAAATAACACCACGAACGCGGTGTTTATTCCAACAATCATAGCACAAAAAGCTATACAAAGATTTCCTAGCTACTTAAACCTAGCTAGAACAGTTAGTAGAGATTCCGAGTGGACTACTGCAAAAGTTGGCGATAAAATCCAAGTTCCTAAATTAGGAGCTGTTACCGCTAACGATAAGGTAGCCGGCGAGAATTTCACAAAGCAGAATCCAACCGGTACAAACGTAGAAGTAACTTTAGACAAGCATAAAGAGGTAACTCTTACAATCGACGACGTTACTAAAGTATTAGAAAATCAAGATACGCAAATGAGATACGCAGAAGACGGCGCTATCGCACTTGCTGAGGCTGTAGAAAGCGCTTTAGCTGGATTACACCCACAAATTGAAAACACTATTACTTTTGACAATACTAGCGACGCTACTAAAGACGCTTCTATTCTTGGAGTAAGAAAATATTTTTCAGACCAAAAAGTTCCTAAACTAGAACAACGCTACGCTTACGTAGACGGTACTATGTTTAATGAAATGTTAGAGGTTGACAAATATACTAGATACGACGCAAGAGGAGAGGCCGGAGCAATTACAGAAGGACAAGTAATCAGAACTTACGGTATGGAATTTTGGGAAAGTCAAATGGTAGCACAATCCGGTTCACCGGTTGCATATCATAACTTAGCCTATACTAAAAATGCTTTAGTATTAGCAAGTAGACCTTTACCACAACCCGCACCCGGAACTGGCGTACTATCCGGAATCATTAACGACCCTTCTATAGGTTTGTCTTTACGTACCTTATTTTGGTACAATGGAGATTTAGGCGCACACCAATTAACATTAGACTTGTTATTCGGTGTTCAAATAGTAGACCAAAGAAGAATCGTAGAAATAGAAAGTTTCTAATTTTCTATTGCACATTAGACAGTAAGAAAAAAGCATTCAAAGTCTTAGGGCAGGAGGAACGGGGTATACTTTCGGGTATACCCTTTTCTATTTACTAGACTGTACTACTAATGTAATATATTAATATGGCGCATATCCTAAACCCGACCGGACGAATAATAGAAATAGACGACCCAAAAGAATATAAAAAATGGTTGGCTACTCCGGGATTTACAGCACCCACAAAAGCACAAATAGAAGAATATACACAAAAAAGGTTAGCTTTAGTTCAAGAAATGGAGGAAGGACAGTTAAATAATACGGGCCTGAATAGTGTTTACTTGGCTACAGTATCACCGGGAGGGAAAGACGGTTATGGTATAGCAAGCGATAAAATATTAACTGGATTAAAACAAATGGGACTAGACGTTTCGAGAGAAAACAAAGGACAGCACGTGGGCCTTTTATTACATAATCCCTATTCAATAATGAGAATGGAAAACAGGTTAAGAATAATTTATACAATGTTCGAAAGTACTAAAATACCCGAAGAATGGGTAGACTATTTAAAGGAAGCGGACAAAGTGATAGTACCTAGTAGATTTTGCCAACAGGCTTTTAAAAATGCAGGTGTTGAAAGTGTAGTAGTTCCTTTAGGTTATGACGATTCAGTTTTTAAATATCAAGAAAGAATTAACAAAAGAAAGAAAAATAAAGACTTTGTATTTTTACACTATAACGCCTACAACATTAGAAAAGGATTTTTAGAAGTAGTTAAAGCTTTTACCGAGGAATTTGCTATAGACGAACCGGTAAAGTTAGTACTTAAAACAACACATAAAAACCCGCCCATACCCTTTCCGCCTACTGTATACCCTAATATTAAAGTAATAAAGGAAGCGTTAAGCGAAGCCAAATTAGTGGAGCTATTAAAAGAATCCGACGCATTTTTATTTCCTAGTAGGGGCGAAGGTTTTGGAATGACCCCACTAGAGGCAATGGCCACGGGATTACCCGCTATAGTACCTAACGCCCACGGTATTAGTGAATATTTTAACGAGAACTACATGTATGAAGTTAAAGTAGGCGAAAAATGCCCGGCTATATACAGCAGATACAAAGACGTAGATACCGGGGAAATGGTGGTGTGCGACGTTAAACATTTAAGACAGCAAATGCGCTATATTTATGAACACCAAGACGAAGCAATAGAAAAAGGTAAACTAGCTTCGGAATATGTTAAGAATTACACATTTACCGACACCGCTAAAAAATTAAAGGGTGTTATAGACGATTTAGTAAAGAATCCACCCAAGGAAAGAGCTTTAAACAATGTATTAACTTTAGAACAAGTTTAGGAGGTGGTAAGAAATGGCTAGAAAAGAGAAAAAAGCGGAATTAAAATTTCAATATAAATGCAGTAAATGCGGGAATGTTGCAATAAAGACTAGTAACAAAATGACCGGTGTATTAATTAATTGTATTAGTTGCGATAGGCTTATACGTTTAGATAACGAAAGTAATTACAGTAAGATAAAAAAATAAACTATGAAAGTTAAGTATATAGGACCGGCTAAAGATTATTCCGGCTACGGCGAAGCAAATAGACATGATATAGCTAGTTTAATGGAAGCAGGGGTAGAAACTACGGCAGAGATACCCCGCTATACACAAGAACCGGCCGACTTCGGTAGAATAGGGCAATTAGTTGAATCTATAGAGGGTAGACCCTTAGACTATAAGGCCATAATTATTCATACTACCCCGAATGTGTATAAACAACACCTAGAACCCGGTATTTACAGTATAGGGCGCGTTTTTTGGGAAACTGATAAGTTACCCCCAGATTTTGCGCAACCTTTACAGTATGTGGACGAAATATGGACCGGTTCAGTATTTAATAAAGAAGCCATAGAAAACGCGGGAGTTATTAACAAGCCTATACATATAATTCCGGAAGCAATAGACACCGAAATAGATGTAGAAAGCTTTAAACCTTATAAAACACCTAATGAAAAAGATTACAAATTCTATTCTATTTTTGAATGGACCGAACGTAAAAACCCTAAAGCATTATTAGAAGCTTTTTGGCGTGAATTTGAAAATACCGAGGGCGTAAGTTTAACTTTAAAAACATACGTAGATAATTTTAGACCCGTTAAACAACAAGAAATACACAAGGATATTAATATTTTAAAAGCCAAACTAGGCTTAAAGAGATATGCACCCGTTTATTTATATAAAAACTTAATGGATAGGCACCAAATTTATAGGTTCCACGCTACTTTTAATTGTTTCGTAAGCGCACACCGTGGCGAAGGTTGGGGAATACCCCAAATGGAAGCGTTACTAATGGGAAAACCTGTTATATCTACCAATTTAGGCGGAATACATGAGTATTTAACACATAAAAGAAGCGCCTATTTATGCGATTTTAATTTAGTTCCACTATCCGGAAACACCCGGAACCAACAATGGTATAGACAGGACCAGAAATGGGGCGAAGTCAATTTAGAGCAACTAAGAGAAAATATGCGCTATGTATTTGAAAATCAAGCAAAAGCCAAAGAGGTAGGATTAAAAGGCCAAGATTTAGTTAAGAGAAGTTTTAGTTTAAAGACAGTAGGTAATTTAATGAAAAACAGACTTAATCAAATTTCGGAGGGGAAAATATGAGAATATTATACTTATCTTGCCATAGCATACTAGAATATGACGAATTAAAAATAATTGAAGAATTAGGAATAGAATACTTTAGTTTAGGTTCCTACTTGGACCCACAAAAACCCGTAGACGACATTAGACCCGCATTAGGACAAGCTAGAATAGAGGAATTTTATAGCAACGCGCCCGATAGAAACAATATACCAAAGGAATTCTTCGACAAGTTCGACACTATAATAGTAATGCATGTTCCGGAATGGATAGAAAAGAATTGGGAAAAAATGAAGCATAAACGCGTTATATGGAGAACGATAGGCCAATCAACCACAGCAGTAGAAAAGAGGTTAGAACCATTTAGAGCGGAAGGACTAGAGGTTTTAAGATATTCACCAAGAGAAGCAAATATAGAAGGAAATATAGGAGCCGACGCAGTAATACGCTTTTATAAAGACCCCGAAGAATTTAAAGACTATACCGGAGTTGAAAAAGTAGCAATAAACTTTACTCAAAATATGAAGAATAGAGCCGAGTTTTGTAGTTATGACGCTTTCATGGACGTAGCGAGTAAAGTAGAGAAAGTTAGAGTTTATGGCCCTAATAATGAAAACTTGGGGAAAATGAATGGCGGATTTTTAACATACCAAGAAATGCGCCAAGCAATGCGCGACGCTAGAGTTTATATTTATACAGGAACACAACCCGCAAGTTATACACTTAATTTTATAGAGGCAATGATGACCGGAATACCCGTGGTAGCTTTCGGGGACAAGTTCGCAAATAGTATGCGTATCGCCGGCGATACTTACGAAATTCCGGATATTATCCAAAATGGATTTAGTGGCTATTTTTCAGACGATAAAGAAACTATTATTAAATGTATCAATCACTTACTAAACAACCCTAAACTAGCTAAAAGAATAGGCGCAGTAGGAAGGGCTAGAGCTATAGAACTGTTTGGAAAAGAAAAAATTAAAGAAGAATGGAAAACATATTTAAAAGTATAACCGAAAGATTGGTAAGTTTAGACCCTAGTTTAGTCATTCATAACGAAGGTTCTTGGAGCGGTACGACTTCACACTACAGCGCTTTTAATGACGCGGGGGTAGAATGTGAGGTAGGCGAGTTCCTTTATGCACTTACGCGCTTAATCAAGCCTAATAATGTTTTAGAAACTGGAACGCATAAAGGTATAGGGGCTAGTTATATAGGTATGGGATTACAGGATAACGGATTTGGTAAATTGGATACTATCGAATTCTTAGAGCCTAATTTTAAGGAGGCCGTAGCTAGAATAATAAAACTAGGTTTAAAGGATAAAGTACAATGCCATTTTGGAGATGTAAAAGAGTTTAGGGCGCCAACTAATTACCAATTAATATTACTTGATACCGAACCACAAACCCGATTTGCCGAATTAGTAAAATTTTACCCAAAATTAGATGAGGGCGGTTTTATATTTATTCATGACTTACATAGACACATGGGACAAACACCAAATTCGGAGCATGGTTTTGCTTGGCCGTGGGGATTGGTAGATAAAAATATGCAAAGGTGGGTAAGACAGTCCAAGTTACGACCGTTTCACTTTAGCACCCCTAGAGGACTTACCGGTTTTTATAAAGTTCATTCGGAGGATTACCCATGGGCAAGAGATTAGAAAATCAGATATATGGAGTAGACGAAATTACTAGTTTATTGGATATATTAAGAAGATACCCCATTAAAAATATTTTAGAAATAGGGGTAGGAAGCGGTAGTAGGTTAGCTAAGTGGGTAGAAATGTTCGAACCGGAATTAGTTGTAGGATTAGACGGCGATTGTAGCAAATTAGACGTTAATTTAATTACTAGATTATCCAATACCGTTGTGATACCTTTTGAACCTACTAGTATGGAAGGGTTTAGCGGAGCTAGGAGGTTTTTAAGTGAAGTAGGTATAGACTTACTTTATATAGACGGCGAACGGACCTACGAAGAACTAGACGGCCTATTTAGGATATACGAACCAATGGTAAACAACGGCGGAATTATAGTTTTTGATAATGATTTAAACTTGAATGGTGACAGTAGCAATTTTTGGTATGATATACCCCAAAGTAACCACTATAGGAGTATAAGCTATAACCATGGCGACGGTACCGGAGTATTTATAAAATGAGTAGAGCCGTAATTTTACCAACACCGGGCGACCCTTTTTTATTGAATTATTGGTTAAAATATTTCGATAAAGTATGGAGTGACGAAATAGACACACTTTATATCTATCTAAATACCCCTATTGAGAAAGAAGCATACGAATTTATGCGGGACTTATGTAATGAAAGAAAAAAGGTTAATTTACTTTATGAACCCAACCAGATAGACCATGGCGTTTGTATAGATAGAACCTTAGACATTGTAAAAGAAGATTACGTAATGTTATTAGAAGATGATTGTTTTATATTACAAAAAGGAAATATAGAAAAATGCTTTAAGCAGTTAGAAAATGGGGAATGCGATATAGTAGCAAGTAAGCGCGGTAGCTGTTCAACCGAAATATTAGAACGTGCTAAAGAACTATGGAATATTGATTATTCCGGATACGGGGACCACGGCTGTAATTTTTGGCCTAATTTATTTTTTACCCACAAAGAAAACCTATTAAATACAGACCGTAATTTTAGCGCTAGAAAGTGGCTTAAAGGAATGGAAATAAAAGAATTGGGTAATTTTATAGCGCCGGTTGACTTATACGGTGATACTTTCGTAAATACCAGTTTACAGCTAAGGCACAAAGGATTAACAATTAGATATATACCCCAATGCCACGGACACCCCGACGATATTAACCATTACGAATCAAAAACCTATTTATTCGCAAATAATTCCGTGCCTTGGTTCCACGTTGGAAGTTTAAGTAGCGGAATTTGCGGAATATTAACAGACGATAAAGGCCGTTCTTTATATAGAAGGTTACTAGACCCCGAAAGAGATAGCGATACATTACCTAGCTACTGTAATACCGAAATGGAACGAATGGAGTTCGAACGTAGGGTCCAATGGTTCGAAACATTCTACGAAAATGTAGAAGAAAAACAAATAGATAAATATAAGTTATGGGATTTACACGAACTTTATGGTTTAGCAATCGAACGGGTAAAAGTACAATATAAACTAAATAGAAAACGAATTATGAAACGTAAAAGAATTTATAAGGAAATAGGAGCAATATAATTATGTTTAAACCGGATTTAATAATAACTTGGCCTAGAAATACCGACTATCCATTATGGCGGGAATTTATTAGGAATAATAGAACTAGATTTAACAATGTAATAATTGTCTTTATGAATCCCAACACCGGAACAGACTATAGGGAGTTTATAAGGAAAGTAATGTTTAAAGATTTTGTTTTATTCGTAGATTCACCGGAACCAAAAACCGGGGAGGATTGGAGAAATATAGCAGTTCATGCCGGACTTTTTCATAGCTTACATTCCGAATGGTTATGGTTTACCGAGCAAGATTTTTTACCAATTGAAACAGACGACGAACGGGATTTTTGGAGCGAAGTAGAACACGGGGTAAACGAAGGAAATTCGGTAATAGGAGTTAAGGACCAAACTAGATTGCACCCCTGTAGTTTATTTATTAAACGAGAAGCTTTAAATATTACTTGCAAAGACTTTGGGATAGTACCGAATAAATTAGACCATTTTGGACTGATTCAACGTGATATAGAAATAACCAAATTACCCACTTTTATAGTTAACGAAAGATACTATTATCACATGAACGGATTAAGTCACAATTTTAGATTAGTAGCGGAAGGTTTAGAACCAAATTACGAGGTAAGAAAATTCCGAAAGTACATGGAGGATTGTTTAAAAGTTAAAGTACCTTTAGACGATAGATTTAAGAACTTAGCTAGCTATTATCTAGCTAATAACATAGAAAAATTAGATTAGCACATTACAAGTAAACCCCTCTCGAAAACACAATTTACGACCTTTCGTGCGGAGTAGGGGAGTAGCAAAAAGGCCTTACTAAAGGATTTTGCAAAAAAATATTAATTTACATACCGGAGTAGGGGAGTAGGGGATATAACTAACAATATACTTATTAGTTATACACAATTACTATATAATAATACTATGAACAATCCTAGGGTTTTAACAGACTTTCACCATGCGGGTTTATTAAATTCCTTAATTTTACTTTTTGAAAATAGACTATGCGGACAAGTTTTTAGGCCTATCGGTATGGAATGGGCGGACGAAGGTTTTTGGAATGTTTACGACCACCCCGCAACACGGGAACAGTATTTAGGAATAGGGGCAAATACACCCGACGGGACCCAACCACTTAATAAAGTTTTAGAAGACGCGTGGTTAACCAACGAATCCGGATTTTCTATTAAAACTTATAAATGCCAAGATATAGACAGCGGAAAATATAATCGTGCTATAACTTTAACCGGTTTTTTAAATATGCCGTTTGATATAGTTATAGCAAGTGTACCCCAACACGTAGAACCCTTTAAAAGATTATGCGGATTACACCCCAATAAACCAAAACTAATCTTTCAAATTGGAAACGCTTGGACGGTGGAAGCAGGATTAGCGCCCAACATTTTGGCTAGTGCTGTAATAGACAACGTACCGGAAAATATAAACTTCTTAACGTATCACCAAGAATTTGACTTAAATATTTTTAAACCAATAATACCTAGCGACCCAAGTATTTATTTAGTAGAGGATTACGCAGACAATGGGGACACGCTACAACCTTGTAAAAATATTTATAGCTTTGTTAATTGTTTTAATATTTCGGGACACTTTGAAAAGGATTGGAAGTTATTTAACAAAATAGAGAAGCTAATGCCGAATTGGAATTTTAAAAGTTACGGCGGACAATGTAGGGACGGTTCTAAAAATGGAAATGAAGAGGTAGCAAATGCAATGAAAGAGGCTAAATTTATATGGCACACCAAAAACGGTGGCGACGGATACGGCCACGTTATATTTAATTCCGGAGCAGTTGGAAGGCCCTTAATTACTAAGAAAGAATATTATAAAGGTAAATTAGGGGAAAAATTAATGGTAGACGGTGAAACTTGTATAGCTATAGATGATTTAAACCCACAACAAATAATAGACAAAATAGAATACTTTAGCGAGCCGGAAAGATATAAAACAATGTGTAATAATGTATATGTTAATTTCCGCATGCATGTGGATTTCGATAAGGAAGCTAAACTAGTAAAAGAGTTTCTAAATAAACTAAAATAAGTATTGTAAATTGCTAATTTGTGTTAGAATAAAATTAATATGGCAACCTATACATGGACATTACAAGGAACTACACCGACTACTATTGAGGCGACCGACATTATACAATTTGCCGGAGCAACTTTTGATAGTGCTATAACGGTTGGTTCTTATAATGATTCTACACACGTGGAAAGTTCAGTAGGCGCCGACGATTCAAACGCAAATACCCCAAATAACAATAAATTTATTTCCGCAAGTGGTGGAACAGGTGGCGACGGGCAAGGAGATTGGGGCGACGGTACCGAAGACATAGACGCAATAGTAGACGCGGAATGTGCTTTAAAAATAAACTTTTCACACGGTAGCGCCGTGGCTGTATCCGCACACACTTTCTATGCTTATGACGGTTCGACTACTACCGCAGTACCTACAGGGGTTACTTTTTATTGTGCCGAACAGGGAGACACTAACTGGACCAACGCAGAAGGTAGCGCAAGCGCCTTAACTATTACAGACAGCGCAAGCGCAACAAGCCACGATTTTTATATACTTATTTCCGCTTCGCCGGAATCAGTAGGAGAAAAAACAGATTTTAAATTACGAAGTGAATTAACATACTCTTAATATGAAACAAAATACACAGTATACCGCAAAAGAAATATTATTAAACGCAGGATTCAACCCCGCCGAAACACTAGGAAAAGTACGCGTAAGAATTGGCGGAATTTCCGGTATAGTGAAGGAAAGCCATTTAATAAGGACACCAAAAGAAGGTAAACTAGATATTATTGTAGGCGCTGAAAATGTAGAAGTTGAATTAAACGAGGGAGCAGACGAAAGCAGAACGAGCGAAGAAGCTAAATTAGTTTTAGAGAGTAGAGCAAAAAAACTAGCGAAACAGGCTAAGAGAAACAAGAAAGCCAAAGAAGAAGCAGAATAAAACCACTCAGTAGGCCTTTAAGGACTATTTATAATTTACAAAGGTTCCAAAATGGAAACTAAAATATACAACCACAAAGTAAAATTTAAAGTATCTTTAAACAATGGGGAAACCTTCTACGAGGGTAAAGGCGACTATGTAGAGATTGCCGGGCAACTTTCACCGTGGCAAAGACTTCTAAAATATACAGTAGATAACAAAGTTGAGATTACTTCCTTATCCCTTTATACAGATTCCGGACAAACATTTAATTTACCAAGTAGTGGTAAAAATCCCAAATTTAAACCCTTTCGAGATATACAAAAACCTATAGATTATGATTTAAAGCGGTATGTGGCGCGAGAACTAGACACCACGAGGATAAACGGGGATTTAACATTAGATAATATTGCAGTTTCCGAATGGTTTACAGTCATAGAAGCTATTTATCCCGACTACAAATTAGAATTATGGGTAGACGAATTTAATATACAAAATTGTTGGACACTTTGTACCGCTAATAATTAGAAATGAAAAAAGTTTACTGGTTAACCAAAATAATAGAACATCCCCAAGAAACTAATACTTTTATAGCCGATGGAGTGCAAATTATTGAGAAAGTAAACGTAAAGGGGCAAATTACTGATGTAGTAGGTGGCTTTGATAGATTTTCAAAAGTTGGCAAGTTAAATAGAAAAGTTGTTTTAATGACTTATATTAATAATTACACAGAACGTAAATTATTAGAACATGGATTAATCCCTTTAGGTGGTAGAAAATCCAATTTAAAAAATCACGTAAATCTTTTTAACGATAAAGATAAAGAATTGCTTAACAACATAGATGAGTCATTTCCAAATTTACCCGAGGGGGATTAGAAAATGGCACAGATTTATTTTAATGGCTTCGAATCGGACACAGTAAGTGCAGAGCCTTCGGGAATAACAAAAAGCAGTGCAACACCTTCTTATACAGTTGTTTCTTCTCCTGTTAAAACAGGCAGTAAAGCTCTACAAATTAATCCTGGTTCTACAGCTCACTATTTCGCATTTTTCTCTACAGGTTCAAGTGATGGGGATTATAACGTAACAGCACCTATATACTTTGATGTATACGCTGGAGATAGAGCAGGTATAGTTGGTAGAGCTTATGAAAGTGGCGGAAATTATTATGCAGTTGCGGGTATGCTTAGGGGTGGGAACAGCTTGCGTATAGCTACACTTAATAATACTAGTGAAAGTGTTAAGTCTACATTTACAATTAGTTCTTACAGTACAGACACATGGTATCACTTAAAGCTTTATTTAAGAGGTACAGTAGCAAAGCTTAGATATTGGGCGGACGGGGATAGCGAGCCGTCAACATGGGCTATTGATACGACACAATCCGATGTAGATAATACCCATACTGGAGCAGGGTTTTATCATTATGGGGGTAGTGCAAATTATATAATTGCGGACGATTTAGAAGTTGAGGACAATTTAACACGTGTTTCGGGCGATACCTTTTACCCTGACGGTGACGGTGACGTTACTAGTGGTTGGAGGGCAGAAGGTGGCGACTACACAAAGATTGATGAGGAGGGGGCAAATGATGGCGATACAACAAGACTTTATACACCAACGGCAGGAAATGAAGCAACCTTTACTATACAAAATTCGGCAGACATTGGAGCAAGTGACACAATCAATTCTATTACTGTTCACGCTGTTAATCGTTCTTTAGACCCTGTTTCAAATACCTTTAAAATAGGTGTAAGAATAGGAAGCACAAACTACTGGGGGGATACAAAAGACACAGACCCTTCAACTTCATATATAGACTTTTCGCAAGAATGGACTACTAATCCCGCAACAAGTTCGGCATGGACTTTATCAGAGTTAGACTCTTTACAGATAGGAATACAAAAAGGAAATGCCGTGGGTATGGCTTGTACTCAAATGTACGTTGAGGTTGATTATACGGCGGGGGGTGGTACTGACGCAAATGACGAACGAACAGCAAAAACAACAGGTAAAGATACTTCCAATAGCGAACGCCTATCAAAATTAACCGGTACAGATACAAGTAATTCTGACCGTAGCGCTAAACTTATCGGTAACAGTACAGAAATAAGCGAACGTAACGTAAAAACCATTGGTAAAGATACCTCATTAACCGAAAGGGCCTCTAAAATTACAGGAAAACAAGCCGACAATTCCGAAAAAGAAGCCAAATTAACAGGTATTCTAACAACTAGCGAAGAGCGTAGCGCCAAAACAATGGGTAAAAGTACCGACGTTAACGAACGTAGTTCGAAGACTATTGGTAAACAGGCTACTAACAACGAGCGCAGTTCTAAAATTATAGGTACCGAGGGTTCCAATTCCGAACGTAGTTCTAAACTTACCGGTTTAGATACTGATAGTTCCGAGTTTAGCGCTAAATTAACGGGTACTTTATCACAAAATAGCGAACGTGGGGCAAAGTTAGACGGTAGGGACACTTTACAATCAGAAAGAAGTACTAAAATACATGGAAAACAAAGTACAGCCGTAGAGATTTCGGAAACGCTTGGAAAAACAGATATAGGAGCTAGTAACGTAAGTCTAGGAACTAATAATCTAGTAGGTTCGGGATTTACAGCTAGTAAACTAGGTTATGTTAGTAAAGCAAGCCTTTATTTATTACCCGCTTCGGGTTCTAATAGAAGATTTAAAATAGTTATAGTTGACGCTAGCGACGGTAGTATAGTAACTAATGGAACTTCTAATCCTTCTAGTGCTGTTTCAACCGTACAAAGCGGTTGGTATGATGTTACATTTTCAAATACCCCTATACTTCAAGCCGGTAGTAGTTATGTAATTGGTATAGTTACTAGTTCGACTTTAAAGCCTGTATTTGACTCAAATGATACTATTCTTCTTTCCGATAGTAGTAATAGTTATTCTTCACCTACAGCGCCCACGGATAATCCGCCAAGCGTAGGAACGGGTAACGATTATTCCGCATACTTAACTTTTACATCTAGGGAAAACGAGCGTTTCTCTAAATTGCAAGGCCAAGTTAGTACAAACGATAGCAGGGATTCAAAAATAACCGGAAAATCAAAAATACAAAGCGAAAGAAGTGTAAAAACTACAGGAAGTACGACTTCTACGAATGAAAGACCTAGTAAAATAATAGGTAAAGACACTACCGACAGCGAAAGAAATTTTAAAGTAGTGGGTAAGGATACGCAAAGTAGCGAACGTGGGGCAAAGTTAACGGGTACCGTTGAAATTGATGTTTCAAGCGAAAGAGGGGCCAAACTGGTAGGTACTCTACCCTTTAGTAGTGATAATCCAATAGATTGGGAGGACTCAGACCCCCAAACATTTTCTAGTGACGAAGGGAATAAGGAATGGTATTTAAAATATTAATTTGTTGATACAATTAAACTATGAGTAGTGTAACTTCAACTTTACCAACTTCGCGCCGTGGCTATCTAAGTCAAGACGAATTAAAACAAGTAGCCAACATAGTAATTAACGATTCTACGGAAGCCGACGACGTTATAGGGCAGGCCGAGGAACTAATAGACGCATTTGTAGGACCGCAGGATACTTGGTTACCTTACGAAGTAACGGGCCTCTTATCTTCTTCGGGTAGTACTACTTCGCATACTTTGAAAACTTCACACCAAAATGTTTACCATACTGACTACTTTAAAGGTTGCGAAATGGAAATAGTTGGAGGTACAGGAGCCGGACAAAGAAAGAGAATTACCGAAAGTACTAAGGCAGGAGTATTAACAACTGACGCCTTTACCGTGGCCTTAGACAATACTAGTTTTTACAGAATTACACAGGTGGGAAAATTTCCAAGAAGAAAAGACGTACATTTCGATAGCGGAAGTTCTGACAAATATTATAAAACTATCCCGGAACAGGTAAGAAGGGCCGTAGCTTTTCAAGTTGAGTATATTATAGAAATGGGAGATTCATTTTTTAAAACAGATAAGAACGAGTACCAAAGCGAAAGTATTGGCGATTATTCCTACTCTAAAGGACAGTCCGGAGCAGGTATAAACACAATGATAGCGCCTAAAGCTAGAAAAGTACTTAGTGGAATTGTTAATAGGAAAGGCGTAATTCATGTATGAAACACTTATTAAACCAAACACTAACTTTATACACTTCGCAAGGTAAGGACAAATACGGCCGACAAAGCTATACAACTAGTTCAACCGTAAAGGGTAGATTTCAAAAGAAAACCATTACCCGAGTTTTACCAAACCAACAGGTAGTAACCGTAGAAGCTACGGCCTATATTCCTTCTAATACAAACGTTTCAAGAGGTGATAGAATAACTTACGGTAGTGTAGACTATGAAGTTTTTAATATTAATGAGGCCATAGGTAGAACCGGAAACACTCACCATATAAAATTAGAGCTAACGAAATGGAAATAAGATTAGACACTAGGAGTTTAGAACGTAACCTAAAAAGATTTGAGGAAAAACAACCAAAAGCCACAGATAAGGGAATTAGCGATACAGCCGAAGAAATTATGCGACTTTCTCAAAAAGAAGTACCCCACGACACGGGGCAATTGCAAAATAGCGGAGCGGTTGAAAAAGTAGCGAATGCACATTATAAGGTAGGGTATAACAAGGTTTATGCTTCACGGTTGCACGAACACCCGGAGTATAATTTTCAAAAAGGTAGAAAGGGCAAATATTTAGAAGACCCTATAAAGACGAATTTAAGATTATTATTAAATAAATTAGCTAATGAATTAAAGGAAAGTTTACTATGACACTTATAGAACAGGTAGCAATGTTTTTACAAAATGAGGGAGTAGCTACTCTAACTACTGATATGTTTTTAAACTATCTACCGGACAATCCGGACAACGTAGTAGCTATAATAGATACAGGAGGAACTGAACCGGACACCTATTTACCTACTAGAAGCCCTACATTTCAAATATTAGTTAGAAATAGTAATTATGATAACGGTAAGGCCAAACTAGACGAAATTAGGGACCTACTACACCAAAAAAAGGGTAATTTAGGCGCAGGGGATACTTATTTTTATTATATCTTTGCAACTGCGGAGGGTGGTAGTATAGGACACGACGTGCAGAATAGGGAAGAATTTAGTATAAACTTTAGAGCTAGGACAAGATGAAACACAAAGGAAAGTTATATAGAGAGCTTCGCTGTCATGATTGCCGTAAATTAATTTGTTTCGAATATGTTTACGCCGGACGTGTTTTTTTTGATTGTCCGAGATGTGGAACACCTAACGAGTTCGTATTTAAACACTTGAAAACAACAGAAAACGAGGACAATATAAAGAAAGAGTTTACAATAGATAGTAATAAGTTAAAAAATAGGGAGGTGAATAATTAAAATGGCTGATGTTACAAACGTAGAATTAGGCCCTTGCGACGTTTCATTTAACGGTGCAGATATAGGGCATACAAAAGGCGGTGTAGTAGTAACTTACGAACCTATCTACAAAGATATTTCCGTAGATTTATACGGGGAAACTGTAGTAGAAAAAAGGCTAGTAGGTGAAAAGTTAATGGCTAAAGTGCCTTTAGCTGAATACACAATCGCGAATCTTAGAAATGCTATACCACAATCAACTTTTGCGGGGGCCGGAAATGCTAGAATTACTTTAGGAGCTAAAGCAGGTAAAAGCGCTTTAGATGATTCCTATCAATTAGTATTACACCCTTCAAGGGAAGGAACTAGAAGACACGATATAGTATTCCACAAAGCTTACGTAGCTAGTACAATCGAAATAAACCACAACAACGAAGACGAAAAAGTAATAGAAGTGGAGTTTCACGCGTTACTAGATGAAAGTAAGACCGACGGGAACTATCTAGGATTAATCGGGGATTCAACCGCTTAAAAATTTATGGCATTGTAACCAATGTGTTCGCTATGAAAAAAACAAAAACAGTACAACTAACAAATAAAGAAGTGGAAGTATCAAAACTACCATTTAAAAAATACGCTGATTTATTAAAACGTATAAAACAACTACCCAAACATTTAAGTGACTTTGAGGGTAAAAGTAACGACCAAATATTCCAAATGTTACCTAACTTAATAGCCGAATGTTACGACGATATAGCCGGAATGTTAGAAGTAGCCACAGGACTTACTAAAGAGGAAATAGACGAATTAGACCTAGTAGAACTTACCGATTTAGTAATAGGAGTATACGAAGTTAATAGATATGCGGAAGTTTACGAGAAAATAAAAAAAGCAACAACCCAAACCACAAAGACGGTAAAACCGAATTAACGGCGAGCGAAATAGAAGAGTGGACGTATAGGGTTTTAGATTTACTAGCTTCGGAATACGGGTGGACTAGAGATTATATTTTCTACAAATTATATTTAGAGGAAGTAATAGAGCTTTCAAATAATATAAAAGAAAGAAGAAACGATAACTACCGCGTATTGCTTGCCATTGCACAAAATCCGCACTCTAAAAACCCTAAAGATTTATGGGACATGCTAGACAATGGCGGAACGAAAAAAACAGGTAGTGAATTTAATAAAACAAGCTTTGAAAACTTTAAGGCAATAATGAGTAAGAACCCTAAGTTTATAGTAAAATAAAACTATGGCATTCGATTTAGGTAGCGTAATAGCACATATAAAAGCCGACACCTCTAATTTTGAAAAAGGTATAAGTTCGGTAAAAAAACAAACCCAAGGCGTTGGCAAGGCTTTTGCTAGTGCCTCTAAAACCGCTTCTGTTTTTGCAGGCGTGGGACTAGCCGGTTTAACTCTATTTACCAATAAGTCTATACAGGCTTCTAATGAACAAATAAAGGTAGAAGCTAAGTTAGATAATTTAATGAGTAATAGGACAGGAACTACAAAGGAGCAGATACAAGCTGTAAAAGATTTAGCTTCGGAGGTTCAAAGTTACGGGATTATAGGGGACGAATCAATAATAAACGGACAGGCGCAACTAGCTACCTTTCTACTTAGTTCCGACGCTATAAAAGAGTTAACCCCCGCCATGGCCGATATGGTAGCACAACAAAAAGGATTTAACGCAACCGGTGAAGATTTTGTAAACGTGGGTAATTTAATGGGTAAAGTAATGGAAGGACAAGTAGGAGCTTTAGGTAGATATGGAGTTTCTTTTAGTGACGCACAAGAGGAAGTTTTGAAAAATGGTAACGAAATGGAAAGGGCCTCTGCGCTTGCGGAAGTCTTGGCGCAAAATTACGGAGGAGTAAACAAAGCATTAAGGGAAACACCCGAAGGAAGGGCGAAAGCAGCCATGAATAATATAGGGGACGCTATGGAAATGTTTGGAAAAGCTGTAACCTCTGTCAAAGATAGCATATTGGTAGGATTATTGCCCGCATTGGACGCCTTAATGTTCGCTACTAAGGCACTTTTTACCGGGGATTTAGATGGTGCGTTAATGAGGTCATTAGGCATTTATGAAGATGATGAGATAGTTACTAAATTAATGAACATTAGAAGGGCCCTTTTTGGATTAATAGAGTTATTTCAAACGGACGATATAGGGAACTTTGGGGAAGCCATGAGAGGTTTAGGCTTTAGCGAAGAGCAAATATCTTTTGTGGGCGTAATGGTTGGTAAACTTCGCGATTTCGGGTATTGGGTTACTGCTAACAAGGAACAGATACTAACCTTTTTAAAGGGTATGGCTATAGCTTTCGGAGCTTTAGCAATAATTGGGACCATTACATTTTTAATAACTGCGCTACTCAATCCACTAACTTTAATCACTTTAGCGGTTGGGGCCTTATATTTAGCATGGCAAAACAACTTTTTAGGTATACAAGACATAACTAAAAGCATTTTTGACTGGATTACTAAGCGCGTGGACCAATTCAAAGCATTTTGGGAGCAGTACGGCGAGGATATTACCACGATTGCACAAGGAGCATGGAATATTATTTTAGGAATCATACAATACGTATGGAATACCATAGTCGGAATTTTTAAAGTCTTTTCTGCGATACTATCCGGCGATTGGGACGCATTATGGGGCGCTTTGCAACAACTTAGCAAGAACCAAGGGGAGGCGCTAACAAGGATATTTAGTGGTATATTAGATGTCATTAGCGGACTTTTTGGTATGTGGGTAACCACAGTATCCAATTATTTAAGAGATTTATTTAATAAAGCCAAAGAATGGGCCGGTAAAATTAAAGACCAATTAAATAAAATTAATCCTTTCCACAAGTCTTCGCCTTCTTTAGTTGAAAACGTAATAAAAGGCGTAGGAATTATAAAAGGACAATATAAGAATTTAGGTGGGGCGGTGAATAGTAGTATTTCTTCTTTACCCGGAGCAGGCGCGGGCGTTGTGCCTAGTACAGCTACAAGCGCGGGTAATTTATCTTTAAATATTAGTATGGACGGCGCATTTATAGGCGACGAACTTAGCGCCATGAGAATGGGCGAAAAAATAGGCGACCAAATTATTCGTAAGTTACAAGGAAACGTAAGGTTCTAATATGGCTTTAGCAATCACGACCACGGGACAAAATGGAATAACGCAAACTACTATTACCTTTTTAGGAAATATAACTAGTGTGGATACCCCAAACCCAACTAAACGGGGATTTCAATATAATACGGTACAATATCCGGACAAAGAAGTTTACGAAACAGGTAGTTTCGGAACGGGTAGTTTCTCTTTAGATATTACAGGTTTAACACCCGGGACAACGTACTATATAAGAGCTTTCGCCGAAGATGTAAACGGTACAGTATACGGGACTTGGATTACCGTAACTACGAGCAGTAGCGAATACAAAATAACAATAGACGGCGTAGACAGGACTAACGACATTATTAACCAAACCCCGGTAATAGAAGACGCGATAAACGACCAACAAAATTTCTTAAGTTTTCAATTAATGGACTTAAATAGTATTGGTATACCTTCAAACGACGACGAAGTTATAGTTTATTTAGATGACGACACAAAGCTTTTTGGTGGAAATATTATTTCTATTGAAATGAGTAAAAAGACGACCGGTTCGGTAGTTGCTACTATTAGATGTGTAGACTATTCGCGCGTTTTAGATAGTAACCTAGTACATAAGTCTTACGAGGACATGACCGACAAGGCAATAATAGAAGATATAGTAGCAACTTATTGTGCCGGACTAGATATTACGACGACTAATGTAGTAGAGGGGGTAACTATAGAACAGGTTAGTTTCAATTATGTGCAACCTAGCCAAGCTTTACGAAAAATAGCCGACTTAACCGGTAGAAATTGGTATATAGATTACGATAAGGATATACATTATTTCCCATTAACTACCAATACTACCCCTTTTAATATTGATTCCTCTAACAATGAATATTACAACCTAAGAGTAAGTAAAGACGCTTCGCAGATAAAGAACAGAATTTACGTTAGGGGTGGTACTAAACTTTCCGACGAAACTACTTATTCAGAAAAAGGCGACGGAGAAAAACGTAAATTCGTTTTACCGGATAAACCGCATGCGGTAACTGTTACGGTAAACGGGGTAGAAAAAACTTTAGGTATAAAAAACGTAAACGCTGACGGGTTCGAATGGTATTTAAACTTTCAAGAAAAATACTTAGAACAGGACTCGACCGAAACTGTTTTAAGTACTTCGGACACTTTAGAGGTTACGTATAAATATGATATTCCTATTTTGGTAGCCTTAGAAAATTCCGCTTCTATTATAGAACATGGAATTAAGGAATTTGCAATTTTTGATAAGCAAATAAGTACTACTAAATCCGCTAGAGATAGAGCAAGCGCGGAACTTACAGACTACGCAAATAATATAATAGAGGGGAGTTTTAAAACCCTTACTACCGGTTTTACTTCGGGACAGTATATTAATATCAATCTTACCGAATACGGATTAAATGAGGATTATATAATACAAAAAGTAGTAGCGAATTCGATAGGTGGTGGCGTATATGAATATACTATTTCAATGGCTAGCGCTAAGACTATGGGAATTATAAGGTTCTTGATAGAATTACTAGAAGACAATAGAAATTTAATTACACTAGACGAAAACGAAGTAGTGGACGAACTTTTTACTATTAACGATAGCCTTTTATCGGATAGTTTAGTAGATAGTTTAATTACAGATAGCGCCGGGCCATACTCAACGTGGGCGGAAGGTGAAGAAACAGAACCGAACACAGTAGCAAAATGGGGTTTATTTCAATGGGGATAAAATTATGTTAGAAAATAGAAACGAAATTATAGTACCAAAAGGAAAGGTTTTAATAGACCTTTATAATGTAATAACTAAAAAACACGATATACAATTAGTTAATAATTTAATTACTACTTTAGGTAAAGAAGCATTAGCCGAAACCTTTATTTCTACCGTTGTGTTAGTTAGTTACTGCGCTTTAGGAACGGACGCAACAGCGCCCGACTTAGGGGATTCGCTTTTAGGTTCAGAATTGGCACGTAAACAAATTTCGGTAAAGAGTAGAGAAAATAACACTGTTACTTTTCAAACTTTTTTTACTACCGCCGAGGCTATAGGAGCATTAAAAGAGGCCGGTTTATTCGGTGGCAACGCGACAGGAACGGCCGATACGGGTAATTTGTTAGCTAAAACCGCTATAGATAGAAATAAAACGGCTAACGATACCCTTACTTTAACTTGGAGCATAGCAATAGGATAAATTTAATTTATAATAAAGATATATGGCAGTTACACACTCGGACCCAGTACAAGCAGGAAACAACGCTAGAGCCTACGAGCATGGAAGGCTTAGAAACGATATACAAGCCGGTTGGATAAAACCACAATATAACACTAGTGGGGACGAAGACGCGCCCGTTTATGCGATAGAAACTTGGACCTACGCAAGCGCTACAACTATTACAGTTCCTACGGGGGCGACTGAAAGATACCAAAAAGGCGATAAAATTAGGTTAAAACAGGGCGGAGCATACAAATATTTTACAGTTACTACGGTAGCTTCTACCCTACTTACTATAACTTCTAAAACTTATACACTTACAAACGATACAATTACCGATAACTATGTATCTAAATTTGAAAATCCGGTAGGATTCGAAGGCGTAGGCGGAGGCGTACCCGTTGGCGGTATAATCGCTTGGAGCGGTACAATTGCTAATATTCCGGGTAATTGGGCTTTGTGTGACGGTAACAATGGAACGCCTAATTTAAAAGCTAAGTTTTTAGTTGGCGCGGAATTTGAAAGCGGGGGGGCCGGAAACAATACTACTAGCTATAACGTGGGACATACGGGTGGAGAAAATACGCACACCCTTACAACTGATGAAATGCCCAGCCATACCCACACACAAAATTCACATGCACATACAGGCACAAACGAGGGGGGCTATGCACGGGACGGAGGGGGCGCGGGTACCAATGTAGCCTCTAGGACAGCCGGAAGCGCTTATGGTGTTATTACGGGTAGTGCAACCGCTACAAACCAGAATACAGGTGGTGGGGCTTCACATGAAAACAGACCACCTTACTATGCGTTGGCTTGGATTATGAGAATTTATTAAAAAAATTATGAAAAAAATACTTTTACAAAAATCACATATAAATATTAAAACAAATTCAATCGTAGCACTTAGAGGAAGTACGGGCGCGCCAAACGAGGCACAGTTTAATGAGGATATAGCAAATAGATTAAAATTAAGACTTGAAGAAACGGGAAAGTTTCAAGTTGTTATAGATGACGGTAACGCAAACGACCATAGTACTACCATAAATACAGATTGGGACCTATTTCTATCTATACATTACGACGCGGATATATACAGGACCGGAGGTGGATTTGTTGACTTTCCGGAACCTTCTACAGACGGAGCAACGAAAGAATCCCAAAGAATAGCTAAGAACATAGAAGAGCAATATTTTGAAACTACAGGAATTAAAAACGTCCCTTCACGTTCTAACGCTAATACTAGATATTATTATATGTGGAAGTATTTAACAGCTAAAACCCCATGCGTATTAATTGAATGCGGTGTAGGAATGCACAAACCCGACGACTACAATATTTTACATAATAATAGAGATTTAGTAGTAGAGGGACTATATAAAGGTATAATGAAGTCTTTTAACTACAAACCACAACCAAAAGATTGGAAAAGTTATTTTAACTTTGATGTTACTAAAAGATTGTCCGAAGAAATACTAGAGGGATTAAGACTGAAAGAGGCCGTAAATTTTCCACTTAATACAGCGTTAGACAGTTTTAAAGATATTTGGAATGTTAGACACTCACAACACAAAAAAGAGCTAGAGAATAGAAAGGAGCAAGTAGAAAGACTAGAAGATTCTATATTAAGGGAACAGGAATTAAGAAACGATTTAATAAAGGCTTTAGCAGATAAAGAAACAGCAATAACAAAAATGGCCGAAGCATACGAATTTAAGGTAGGAGAATTAAACGAAATAATAAACGAAGTATCAAAAGAGAAGGGTAGGTTGATTTTAGAAAAAAATAAACTAGCTACCGAATTAGAATTATGTAAAAATAAAGAATGTGTAGAAGAATTAACCGTAGCAGAAGTTTTATTATTAATTTTTGAAAAGCTTAAAGGCGTAAAATTGAAATGAAAACATTAAAAGAACACGTAGAAACAGGGGCGAAATATAGCGGTAGCGCTATTACCCTATCCTTAGCAATAACAGAAATACTTGTTTTTGCGCGCCCGGATTGGGCGCCAATAGAGTTATATTTATATGCTATTTTTACTTTTGGCGTTAACTTATTAATGATTTTCTTATTAAAGAACGGCTATAGTAAATAAATGAAGTCATGGAATTTGCGGAATTAGCTACACTAAATTCGGTTGGAGGTATAATAGCCTTAATTGTAATAGCCTACACAACGGTAACTAGATTTTTAGATAAAGAAGATAAGAAAACCGACCAGAAAAGAGCGGAATTAATTAGCTTACTGGAACGCGAAATATCCACTCTAAAAAATTGGCAAAAAGAAGCAGATTTAAAATTAATAAGTGCTACCGAAAAAATAACAGAACTAACCGCCCAAAATTCGCTACTTAGACAAATATTACAAGGAAAAGACGACGACAGTAAGGACTATAGAGCCAAGGCGATTAGCGCAATAGCTAAGCAAGATAATATTTTAGAAAGTATAAACAACCTATACAGATTAATAGAACAACATTTAAAAATAGATGAGGATGTACAAAAACAAAGATTAGAAATTGAAAAAAAAACCCTGAAAAGCAATTCTAAGTAAATTTACCCAGTACTAAAGCATTTATAAGAGGAACGAAAAAGCACCCCTTGCGAGGTGCCTTATCGTTTGGTATTATTCCAAGTATGAGTTATTCAAATACAATCATAGCACGAAAATACAAGACATACAACCACGCGTAGACGTGGTTTTTTTGTTGCCTATTTTGCTAATAGACTAGTGTTTTTAAGTAAAGATACTAGCCTATCATTAAGATAGGAGAGGTCACAACGATATAAGGTAAAATGAGAGTACGCGCCGTTATCGTTGGTAGGGATTATTTGGACCCTAAACATTTAAAGCGTACAACACACTAACGCGTGAAAGTTAGTAGGAAAAAACAACCTTGCAAGGATTCATATAAACTTTAGTACTAAAAAGGAAACACCCCGACATTTAAGCCGGGGCGAGTAAGGTATTGTATTAGCGTTATTAATTAAGTGCGCTAGTTTTTAATATCTTTTTTCAAGAGGTAAACAAAATACAGCCTTCTTCGTGAAAAGTTTAATACCTATTATATAAGTTATATTACCAATGTAAGTTACATGTGTAGTTAATGTAAAACCTTTGTAAAAAAAACAGCAAATTTAAAAAAAAGTATGAATCCTAATCTAATCTATTATAAAACTTCCTTAGTTGGTTTTAATTCTAGTAAACACTACGGTATAGGAACCGATAATTTTTATAACTTGTGGTTAAAATCATTACAAAAAAAGCAGTTCAAAAGTGACGGTTGGAAATACGAATACCTTTACAAGTGGGCCTTAGAAAACACCGACAAAGTTAAAAGTTTCATAGATAAAGAATTTCCAAAAATAAACACTTGACATTTATAATACATTTGTAATACACTAGATACAGTATTAAATTATTCAAAAGTATGATTAATAAAAAAAGTTTTAAAAGTGTATTACAAAACCTTAAAAGGGATTGTAAAGTATTAGACGAAGACAAAATAGCAATGTACCTACACGGCGGATATACTGTAGAAGAAATATTAGAAATTGACTTTTTACATTATGAAGAATTACAGGACGAAGCATGCGAAGCACGTGTAGAAAATTATTTAACTTCCGAAGATTGGGGGTGGTAAAAAGTGGTTTATTTAGAAATTGAGGAAAAGGACATTCCTAATATTTGTAAAATTTTAAAAGAAGCCACCGAAAAACTTAGAAGGAAAGAAAAACAAATAGTATTTAGTGATGACAGTAAAATTTGTTATAGAAAAGAGTTGGAAGAATTAGACAATAAATTATTACTATTATTAAGTTTAACTATTCAGTTAGAAACTGAATTACAAAGGTTACAAAATGAAAATAACAATTAAAGAAAAAGAATCAACTAGGGATATTTCAGTAAAATACAAAGATTTAGAACACGGGGAAACTATCGTAAGACTAAGATTATATATAGATATGGAACGAAAAAAAGCTAAATTTCAGTTTGTAAACGGCGCCGGTGAACCTATTAGTATGCATACTAATGACCGCCTAGGTTATAAAGATTTTGACGCTGTTAGTTTATTATTTCAAACGGCACATAACGAAATAAAAAAATTAGATAACTAATTGACTAGATAAGACATTCATAATACAATATAGGTATATGAAGAATCAAGGACATTTAAACCGCAGAAAAAGGGTAGAAAATGTATGGAAAAGAATATACAACGCTTACTACGAAGATAATAGACCGGTAAAAGAAATACTAGAAGAATTCAAGAACCCGAAAACCGGTAGGCCTTATAGTAGGAGCCACTTTTATTTCATACTAGACCAAGTAAAAGAGTCACTAAAAAATTAATAAATTATTCCAAAATATGAGTACAAAAGAAACAAACGAAGAAGTAAAAAAAGACAAAGACAAAGAATTAAAAATTTACCATTCACTAGCGCCCAAGAATGTAAAACCCGAAGTCTATTTACAGTTGGTAAAGGACCAAATAATGGGTAGAGATAAAAAAGGCAATTCGAGAAGTACCGAAGAAACAATGCTATTTTTATACACTTGCCAAAGAACCGGATTAGACCCAATACTAAAACAAATACACCCCGTTTTTAGGTGGAGTAGTAGCCATGGTAAGGAGGTAATGAGTATACAAACAGGTATAGACGGTATGAGATTAGTAGCACAAAGAACCGGGAAATATGCAGGTGCCGAGGATATAAAATATAATCCAGAAGACGAAAGTTTAGATTATCCACATACCGCAACGGCAACAATTTACAAATTTATTGGCGGACATAGAGTGGCTTTTACAGGTACCGCACGTTGGAAAGAATTTGCCGTAACAGATAAAGCCGGAAAACCCGAATTTATGTGGGCAAGAATGCCTTACCACATGTTGGGTAAATGTGCCGAAGCTTTAGCGCTTCGTAAAGCGTTTCCTAATGAACTATCCGGCGTTTACGCTAAAGAGGAAATGGAACAGGCCGAAGAAGTTTTAAACAAGTTACCAACTCCGGAAAGATTTAACAAAGAGGAAAAAATAGAAGTTGAACACGGTAGACCCGCAGATATGAAAGTAGAGGAAGTAAAACCAAAAAATACTAGCGTGGCCGATATGCGTAATAATTTAAAGGACAAACGAAATGGAAAGCAAGATAAACCTACGAAGCCTAGTGCCGGTAAAGTTTAAAGATAAAAACGGTAGGGGAGGAATAAAGATTAATTTAAAGGAAGCGTTCGGATTTATTCCAAAGGAAATCGTTGTGCAAAAAGTACAAAACGAAAATAACAAAATTGTTATATCCGCAGTAATTTCAAGTATAAAAAATGAAAAAAGAACAGATAGAAAACAAAATAGCGGAGTTAAAGGAAAAACTAGACGAAATACAAGAAAAGCTTAAATTGACGGTTAACGAGCCTTTAACTTACCAAAATAAAGAACTAATAAAAGAGCTGTATTCTGAAAGAAGGGACAAACATAACGAATTAGAACATTTTAACAATTTACTTAAAAAATCATGAGTTTATACAACGTAAACAGGGCCACATTATTAGGAAATTTAGTTAAGGAACCGGAGGTAAGAACTACCCCAAACGGTACTACTGTTTGCACTCTTAACATGGCTACAAACAATTCAAAAAAGAGCGGGGATAGTTGGGAGGACGTACCAACTTTTCATAGATTAGTAGCTTTTGGAAAAACCGCGGAATTTTGCGGTAAAAACTTATCAAAAAGTAGTAAAGTATATGTAGAAGGTAGAATAGAAAATAGAAGCTACGAACAGAACGGAGAAAAAAAATATATTTCCGAAATAGTAATAGATAAAATAATATCAATGGCCCAAAGTAACAACAATTCATTTAGCAACGAACCAAGTTACGATAGTCAAGATAACGAAGAAAGAGTAGACCCCGACGAAGTACCAAATTTCTTATAAATTTTAGGAAAAAACATGCCCTACATTAAAAACGCATTATATAGCAATCTATTAAAACAACTTAGTAGACTAGAAAAGGATAATTTCGAAGTATATAGAAAGTATGAATTTTGCCAAGAATCTTTAGACAAGAAAAGGGAAACCCCATTTGGTATAAAAGCTTATTACATGCTATTAGGTTGGTTAATATCTACTTTAGCATTTATATTGGCAAGTGTTATCAACTAATGAATTGGACTAAATATTGGATAAGAGAAAGAAACAAACTAAAAAAGGTTTTTCTTGATAAAGGTATAACTACTTGCGAAGTATGTATAGAAGACGTTTGTTTTTACGATAACTATTTAGGATTTGCACATAGATATAAAAGGAAGTGGTATTACGAAAAGGATAAAAGACATTTATTAGGGGACTTTAACCATGTAATACTTGCTTGCAATCCCTGTCATTTTCAACTCGAACGGGATAAGTATCTAACTAGAGATTATTTTAGAAAATTACGCCCGGATTATGAGGAAGGACATTAAAAAAGTAAAAATAGTCTTTACTCAACACGCTATACAAAGAATAGGGAATAGGCCGTGGAAAGATATATTTAATGGAATAAGAGAAGGTAAAAAAGAAAAACTACAAGAAAAGAAATACAAGAATAGTAAGTATGGCGAGGAACAAGAAGGTATTTTTTATAGGCGCTTCGGTAGTTGGGTTTTTACTCTTAAATATGTAGAAGATGACTATCAACCCGGAGAAGAAATGCTTTTATTAATAACCTTTACCGACCAAAAAGAGAATTTCTATTTTAGTACTTGACATTAATAATACATTCATAATATACTAATAACATGATAATAAAAATGGAAAATTTAGAAAACCTAGTAGCAGAAGCGGACAAAATAGTGTTAGACCCTAGAGCCGAGGACGTACTGATAAAGCTACTAGATTTACAAGAACAGGTAGAGAAAGCGTTAAAGGAAGCCAAAGAAAGAATAGAAAAAAAAGCTTTAGAAATGAACCCAAATGTTCAAAGTATTAGAAGCGATAGATTAAAAGTTTTTTACAGACAATACGGTAGCAGATATAAAATAGACGAATCGTATTTAGACCAAATACCAAAAGAATTATATACAAGTAAAACCGTATATTCTCCGGTCCCTAAAGCTATAGACGAGTGGACCCGAAAAAACGACGGCATGCCAATTGGTATTATAGAACCCGAAAGACCCAAACAATTAAGTTTTAGTAAAAGGGAGAAGGCAGACCATGAATAAATTTAGAGCAAGTTACAGCGTTTTAAGTACATGGAATAGCGGACAATGGGATAGAGCCGTAAAAATGTATTTTAAATTAGACACATTTAAAACCGAAGCAATGGCGGACGGCCAAGAATTCCACGAGCTTTGGAAAGCTGAAACCGATAAAACTAAATGTTTACCTGAAATTTTCGGAGGTAAGGAACTAATAGACCCTAAAACAGAATTAAAACTAGTAGTACCTATAGAAGAATGGTTAGACCTAGTAGGAGTAATTGACTGTATAGACGGTAATACTATTTACGAGTATAAAAGCGGTAAAACCTCTAGTGAAGTCTACGCGAATGGAGTACAACCCGGAATATATGGGGTTTTAGCTACTTATGGCGGGATGTTCGTGGATAGGTGCGAAATAATGCATTACGACCAATATACTAAAAAACTAGATACGTCTATAATTCATTTAACGGATAAACTGTTAGACGATACGCATAATTGGATTTTAAGTATATCAAGCGAAATGCAAAGTTATTTATTAGATAATAACCTTTATAAAATTCTTGGAAAACAAAATGAAAGATAAGGCCCAAAATATAGTACTGTATACGTCTTTAATTATAATAGTGGTTAGCCTATTCGGTATTTTCTCCGAAACCACTAAATTATTAGACCGAAAAACAGAATATTTAATGCCACTAATAGAAGGAACGGACTTTAGCACATTAGAAAATTGTAAACATATAGAAAGTGGCGTTTATATTTGTACCGATAATTCCGAATATTCTTTAGAAGAACTTTTAAAAGGCCGGGAAGTTGAGGAAAACATGCAAATTCCTAATAACGATATAAAGAAAACAGTCTATACCGGTAAAGCTAGCTATTATTGGTTAGGTGGTTGTATAGGTTGTAGAGATGACCGAATAATGGCCAACGGTGAACCCTTGGACGATACAAAGTTAACTGTAGCGTTTAATAGAGCGCCTTTAAATTCCTACGTTAAAGTATGTAATGTAAATAACGAGTTATGTATAGAAGCTAAAGTAACAGACACCGGAGGATTTGAAGATTTAGGAAGAATAATAGATTTAGGACTAAGTACAAAGAATTCTATAAGATGTTTCGATTTATGCGACGTATCGGTAGAATTAATAGAAGATAACGGCTAATCTCACCCCCGCGGTTCGTGGTTGGGCAGGACATGGACCGCCGAGGTTAGCCACTATTTTTTATTAATTTATTTCAAGTATGGAAACAATAAAACAAGCTAAAGAACAGTTACGCGAAGAATGGGAAAAGGGTACTACTTGCCCTTGTTGCAATCAAAGAGTTAAGTTATATAAGAGAAGAATAACCGGAAGCATGGCGGTAGGACTAATATTTTTTAGTAATTACTACTTTGACAATAAAATAGACCCGGTAGAATATTTAAAACCCATTAATGTATTTAATAAAATTAAAGATACAACTACTTACAACGTACATAATCTAAATACTAATTTCGCTTTACTTAGATATTGGGAACTTATAGAGCCTTTAAAAGAAGAAAGGGCCGACGGTAGCAATAGAAATGGTTTTTACAGAATAACCAATAGAGGTTACAAGTTTATAGCGGGTACTTTAGAAGTTCCGAAATTAGTAAAACTTTATAACCAAAAAACTAAGGGATTTGACGCGCAAGAAATGGTTACTATTAAAGATTGTTTAGGTACTAAATTTAATTATAAGGAGTTAATGGAATGTTAAAAATAAAGGAATATGACAAAACCCCGGCCGGATTCGTAGGCAGAAAAGCAGATTATAAATTAATGAGGGCTAGAGGTTGGGAAGTAATACAGGAAGAGGAAGTAACTAGCTTTAACGGAAAAAAAGGTTGTTTGTTTTTTATAATATTTCCACCTTTAGCATTGTTGGCTAGAAGTAAAAAAGTAAAAGTTACTTACGAAAAATGATTAACCAATACAATTTTATCGCATTAATAAAAATAGCTAATAGTTACAAAGAAGAATTAGGAAGGTTAGAAGAAATAATAAAACAAGGAGAAAAAAAAGGGGTTTTAGTTTCTACGGCTTACTATATACAACGTGATTATTTAAAATCCTTAATTAAATGAAAAAGAAAAGTAAAAAAGCAAAATGGGAGCTATTCCACAACTGTATACATTGTAAGGCGTACATAGCTTTGTATTTGTGTCCTTATTGCGGGAAAAAAAGTATATGAAACTAATACACATAATCTTTTACATTTTCGCCGTAATTATAGCTTTACCTTTAATAGGCTTATACAAATTTACAAGCTTATTCATAAAAAGGAAAAGTGAAAAAGTAAAGTACGAGGATTATTACTAAATTTAAGGGAAATAATATGAACAACGAAAACACAACTAATACAAATTGCAACTATTGCAACTATTGCGACTCTTGCAACTATTGCAACTATTGCGACTCTTGCAACTATTGCAACTATTGCAACTATTGCGACTCTTGCAACTCTTGCAACTATTGCAACTATTGCGACTCTTGCAACTATTGCAACTATTGCGACTCTTGCAACTCTTGCAACTATTGCAACTATTGCGACTCTTGCAACTATTGCAACTATTGCGACTCTTGCAGGAATCTAAAAATGACGGAATATAATACGTTCTGCTATTCAGAGAGTTACAACGATGAAAACAGCTTTCAACAGAAAAGATTTAGGGTTTTTAATAAAGAACTTGAAAAAGAAGAATATTTTTCAGTAAAAAATAAAGTTGAGGCTATTCTTGACGGACTTAAACTTGAATTGAATGAAAATTCTTGGACTGAGGAATGGGAAAAAGTAACCTCAAAACAATGGGTAAAACTCTTTGAATTAGCCGTAGAGGTGCGTGGTGATAACTTTAAAGAAGGTTTTGAGTTTATAAGTGGTATTAATCTTGATTTTGTTAAAGAGCCTGTAGAAGACGTAACAGAGGAAGAAATTAAGATGATATTAAAATTTATTAAACAGAATTTAAATATAATAGCAAAGGTTATAGAATTATTAAGGGGTCGGAATGAACAATAAACAAATATTAAACAAAATAAAAAACTTAGAAAAAGAGTCAGAAAAATTAACAAGAGAATTAGAGGAATTAAAGAGAGAAGTAAGCGAGGATAAAGGGTTTGTGGATGGTGAGGAATATTATTTTTTATATCCTGATGGTAGCATAAGCAATTATGTGTTTGATAAAAACCTTACTATAAACCCAAACCTAGTAAAACTAGGCACAATAGCCCGTACACCGGAAGAACTTGAAAAACTTAAACTTAAACTGGAAAGTATTGCACAACGAGGGAGAGAGCCAGAGGAAGATGAGGAGTCTTGGTATTGGAGTTTTTTTAACAATTGCCCTTTCCAAGTACTATACAGCTCACTACATTTCTCTGTGTACCACGCCATAGGAGCAGTACACAAAACAGAGGAAGATTGCAGAGCGTGGGGAGATAAATTTGCGGGAGCATTTAAGGATTAAATATGAAAAATAAAGAACTAGAGGGTAAAGAAAAAATAAAAGTAACGTTCAAAGTACATTTTATTGAAATTAAACGTAACATTTCAGAAATATATCAAGATTTAGATGTTATAGATAAAATGTTACTTGATTGCGGTATTAAACCTAATCCAATCCAACAAGAAATACTTAAAAAAATGGTAAAAACTAACAAGAAATATAAGATGTTCTTTCCAATAAGATATAGATTAAATTCCTATACGCCTTATTTTTCGTCATTATTAATTAAGGCAATTAAGAAACAAACCAAAAAGGATTAGTTATGAAAAATAAAGAACTAAAGAAAATAATAACGGACTTTATACTAAGGACTACTAACGCAAATAACTCATCTATAAAAGTAAACAACTTGGATTTAGAAATATTAGAAAAAGAACTACTAGCTTGGAGGGATAAGGAAAATAAATTAATGAATGAAATAAGGAAGAGAGATTTTCTACTTCTTACAGCTATTCTAAAAGACGAACTTGAGGGAAGATTATTTGATGACCAAACCGAAGCTATTATACAGGCAGTATTGGATAGGTATAATAAGATGTTTGTGCCGAGAAGTAATGATGCAGTTAACAATTTTAAAGAAACTGAATAATGCCACACATAATAAAAAGAACTAAACATAAAAAAACACCTATGTGGGGGTTGTGGAGTACTATAGTAGATGCCTATATTACAGACTATGACTATTTTCCATACAAATTTTTAAGTTTTGATAAGGTACTTAATCTTTATTTCGACAAGAGGATTGGGCATATCAGGGAAGACCTACAATACTGGGAAAATGAAAGAGCTAAGTTTATTAATGCAAACTATGAAGAAATTAACAAATTCAAAGAAAAGGAGTAGGTATGGAAAAATTAAGACTCTCTCATAAAGAAAAGTTAGCTTTTAAATATTACGCTGACCTTTTTTATGAATACGGAGATGAGGCTTTTGCCTATAATAGTGCTGTATGTAAATATGCAGGTCTTACTTATAAAGAGGTTACTAGCTTTAATAAAAAGTTAAGGAGTTTGGATTTACTGGAATATAAAAGAGGTTTGTTTGATGATGAAGGCATGACCGCAGGAAGTGGAAATGCTTTAACTAGGAAAGGCTATGATTATTTTATCAAATTATGGAATCAGAGAGTAGAAAAACAAACCAAAAAGGAGGGTGGGGAATGAACAGACTAGCGGAACGTATAAGTAAGACTATTATAGCAGTAATAGTATGTTGGCTACTTTTACCTATAATTTTAGTAGCGGTTACTTTAATTTGTGCGTTAATACCCTTTATAGCATTTATTAAACCTGAAATAGTAAAAATAAATGAAAAAAACTAATAAAATAAATAATTATGATACTTACCTAGAGGAGTTAAAAAGGTGTCCTTTTTGTGGTGGAGTTCCTAAAGCTTATTTGAAAGGAAACGAATATACAAAGAAAACATTTATAACTGTAAAGTGTACTAAATGCGGAGTAGAAAGAGTTACAGGTTCAATCACCAAAGACCTTAAATGGTTAGAGGATAAAGCTATTAATTTATGGAATGAAAGAATAAAATGAAATACAAAAGAAAAACATTAGAAGAAAAGATATTAAAAATAGTTAGAAACCAAATAAATGGATTCGACTATTTAGTTTTATTTAATAACGAATGCATACAAAGCAGAAACATTGTTAATACTCTTTCCAAATATGGAATAGCAACCCAACCCGACGAAAGAATAGCCAAGGGTAAAATGACATTTATTAGTAGAAAGAAACTAGAGAACTTTTGTACGCCTAGACGTAAAGTGTTTCTAAAAAAATAACTGTTTTTAGGTTATAATTACTATATGGCAGAATCAAACGCAGGAAGGCCCACGCTTACGCAACCGGAATTAGATTTAATCTTATCGAAAATAGAACCCTATATTAAAAAAGGACTAAGTTTATATAAGTCTTGTTGTTTAGCGGAGGTTCCATATTCAACAGTACGGGACTATTACGTTAAGGGAGAAGAATTTTCGTTAATAATAGACGCTTGGAAAGCCTACAAGACCAACATTGTAAGCGATTTATTCCAATACAGGCTAGAAAAATCCAAGGAAGTATTAAAAGATGTTCTAAAACTGCGCGAGGAATTAAGAACAGCCGAGGACTTAGGAACTAGAAAAAAAATAATAAAGGATATGGAAGAACTAGAACAGTATATAGACTGGCAAACTATTTACACCTTAATAGAAAAGGATAAGTCATTTAGAGATGAATTCGGATTACGTCAAGAAGTAACTGGAAAAGACGGCGACCCCGTAACCTTAATACTAGATACAATAGAAAACTCTAACAAAAAGACCAATTATGGAGAAATGGGACAAGAGGCTAGACAGCAAATGGTGGAGAATAAACAACCTCTACAAAATAAAGAATAAAAATGGGGAATTAGTAACCTTCGTTCCTAACATTATGCAACTTACCCATATCGCGGAACGTGGGGACAGTAAAAGGGGCCTATTATTAAAGTCAAGGCAATTAGGCTTTACTACTTTATATTCAATTGATTACTTAGACGAATCGTTATGGGTTCCGGGTACAGGTTCCGCAATTATCGGACATGAAAGAACCGCATTAGACGAAATATTCCAAATAATTAAAAGAGCTTTTACAAACTTACCGGAGCAATTAAAACCACAAACCAAAACCGATACTACTAGAATGTACCGTTTTACTCACCGATTCGACGGTTTACCCTTGGATTCTTCTATTTACGTGGCTTTAAAATTACGTTCCGGGACTGTTCAAAATCTACATATAACAGAAAGCGCGTTTATTAGGGACAGGCAAGAGCTTAACGCAGGTTCTAAACAGGCCGTACCAAAAGAAGGTAGAATAACCGAAGAAACTACCGCCAATGGACTAAATGAGTTCTACGACGACTACGTAATGTACGACGGTAAACAGATACCCGAACCAATGGACTATAAAACTTATTTTTATCCATGGTGGCAAAATCCGGAATACTCTTTAGAGGGAGAAATGCCCGAAATACTACCGGAAGATAGGTTATTATACGGTGATGAAATAGCGGAAAAAGAAAAATATAGTTTAACTGACGGGCAACTATTATGGAGAAGGTGGAAAATTAGAGAACTTAGAGTAGGTAAAGAACAGCAGGGCTTGGGTTTAACACCATTACAACTATTCAAGCAAGAATACCCTAGCAACAAGCGTGAGGCATTCCAAAGTGGAGCCGGTAACGTGTTCGATTATGATATCTTGGATACTTACGTAGAAGCTACGCCATTAAATAAATTAAGTGTTCCACAAGATAGACCCCAATTATTAGAGCCGTTTTATAAGTTGTGGGACAAAGGCGTAAGAATATACGAATTACCTGTCTACGGTGAAGAATACGTAGTAGGGGTAGACCCTTCGGACGGTGTACCCGGTGGAGATGACGGCGCCCTAGCCGTATGGCAAAGACACCCAAGAACAGGCGAGAAATTAAAAAAAATGGCGGACTTTAACGGTGTAATGCGTCCGGATTTATTAGGAGATTTAGCTATAGATTTAGCTAAGTTTTATAATAATGCTTTTATAGGTGTAGAAAATAATATGCTTACTTGTGTACTTCATGTATCTAAAAATTACGATAATTATTATAGTACTGTAGTAATGGACGAGAAAACACAACGTAGGACTAAAAAAATAGGTTGGAGTACTAACGGTAAAACAAGGGATTTAATGATAGATGATTTTGTATCCCTATTTGAAGAACAGGAAGCCGAAATACGTTCGAAAACTACACTATCCCAAATGATGACTTTTATAAAAAAAGATAACGGCAAAAGAGAACACGCGGACGGTAAAAAGGACGATTTATTATTCGCTGATTTTATAGCTATCCAAATGCGAAAATACAAAGCGCCAAAAGCAAGAAGTTTTAGTAATAAACCAAGTGGCTTTTAGTCAAGTTCTGATATAATAAAATTAATATGGCAACAAAAAGGGACGAATACGACAAAGTTAAACCGCCAAGAATGGAATTACCAAACCCACAAATTGAAAGGGATAGAGCTAAAGGACAAAAAAATACAAGTTCTTTAGGTGTTTTTCCTTATCCCGATAGTGACAGTAGATTAAGTGGGTATGACTATTACGAATCCCTTTTTATGGGCCAACATTTTGAAGCTTTTAGAATAAAGATAGATAACGAAGCATACGGCGAGGCCTACAATAAATTAAGATATGTAAAAATTAACTTCGCCGGTTTAATTTCTAAAGTTGTGGCCGATATGTTATTTAGCGAACCCCCTATTATCCAGGTACCCGGAGGCGACCAAGAATTTATAGACGCTTTAATACAAGAAAACCACTTAAAGGCGCAATTCTATGAATCTTCATTATCTAACTCTTACGCAGGGGACGCGCTTTTTAAAATTAGAGTTGGTAAAAGACACCCTAATAGCATTTTTGAGAAACCCACTTTAATAATAGAAGATACCCAACCGGGTATATACTTTCCACAAGTGGACCAATTTAACGTAAGACAGGACCCCGAAATAAAGGAATTAGCATGGACTTTTAAAAAAGGAGATACTAAATATTTGAGAAAAGAAATACACGAAGTACATAACAGAAGAATAATAAACCAAGTGTTCGAAATGGAGGGAAACGAAATTAAACACCAAGTTAATTTGAACATACTAGGAATACAAGGACTAGCGGAACAACAACAAACTAGGGTAGATAATTCCTTAATAATACATACCCCCAATTGGAAAACTGGACGCAGATATTTTGGTATTTCCGATTATTACGACTTGGACGCTTTATTTTATGCAATTAATAATCGTATGACTAAAACCGATAATGTTTTAGACAAACATACCGACCCTATATTAGCGGTTCCACCGGGAGTAATAGGCGAAGACGGTAGGGTAAACCGTGAAAAGCTTGGAATGATTGAAGTACCCGAAGGAATTGGAGGAAGTGAAGGGAAACCGGAATATATCGTTTGGAATGCTAGTTTAGAAAATGCGTATAAACAATATGAGAAACTAATAGAGGCCATTTTTATGGTTAGTGAAATTTCGCCCGATACTTTAGGAATGGGACAAGGTAAAAGCGATAGCGGTAGAGCATTGAAATTTAAACTACTTCGAACCATTGCGAAAGTAACTAGAAAGAAGACCTATTACGACGTTGCGTTAAAAGAATTATTATACACCGCCCAAGTAGTAGCCAAAGAATGGGGTTTAGAAGTTGGAGGAAGGAAACTAAAAGGCGAACCCGTTTACCCAGAAATTAAATGGCAAGACGGTATACCACAAGACGACATAGAAGCCACAGAAGTAGAAGTAAAGAGGAAAGACGCAGGTTTAACAACTACTAAGGATTCATTAGTTAGATTAGACGGTTTAGACGAGGATAACGCAGAAGCTAAAGCCAAGGAAATAGAGGAGGAAGGCAAAGTAGAATTACCTAAACCTAATAATGGCGAGAACCCATTTAGTAACAAAACCATAAACGACAAAGCTAACGCAGTACCAAACGATAAATAAAAACTATGGCCCATAATACAAGAGTAGACGGCGTATTAGTGAAAGAAAGAAATATAAAAAAACTTTCTACGTTATATAAAAAATCCTACATAAAGATTGTTAGAGAAATAGAAGGCGCTACCAATTTTGGAGTTGCCAATAGAAGGGCCATTTTAAAACAAATTGAAGTAATATTAGAAGGCCTAGGCGTAGACGTTGATAACTTTATTCGTTCAGAATTACCCCAATACTATAAACAAGGCGCAGACGACGCAATAAAACAACTTCGGGAGGTTGACGCACCTATCCCAACACCGAAAGGGTTTAATAATATACACAAACAAGCTATAGAAGCATTAGTAGACGAAACCGCCACCGCTTTCGGTGAATCCTTGACCGGTGTAAAGCGTTCCGCTACTAGACTATTAGGTAAAGCTACTAGGGAAGCTTTAACACAGCGGTTGGCCGAAGGACAAATAACCGGAGAAGCTTTAAAAGAGGTAAAAAAAACAATAGTAGGAACATTACGACAAGACGGTTTAGCTTCTTTAATAGATAAAGGCGGTAAAAAGTGGGAACTAGACACCTACGCTGAAATGTTGATAAGAACTAAAGCAGTAGAAGCGCGTAACAGGGGATTAGCAAATAGAATGGCCGAAAACGACTACGATTTAGTACAAGTTTCGGACCATAATAGCGACCATGAAGAATGCGCAGTATGGGAAGGGCAAATTCTTTCATTAACCGGGGCTACTAAAGGTTACCCAACCTTAGCAGAAGCCGAGGCAAGCGGATTATTTCATCCTAATTGCAAGCATGCTATAAACGTAATGATTCCAAGGCTTGCAAAAATTACCAACGCTTACGACCCCGATACAGAAACATATAAAATTCCTAACAAAGAAGCCGTTAAAATTACCCGTAGTGCCTAATAAATTGACAAAAGATAGTACTTACTAGACAATTAGCATAAGGTATTTATAAATTTAAGGCGTTTGTAGCGTGGACTTACCACGTTAAAAAAACGAAACTACAATATGGCCGAAGTAAACGAAAATAATAACGGTGGCGACGGTACACCAAACAACCAAGGCAATGGCGCCGAAGTTAATAACAATTCCGCAAACCAACCCGGCGGGACTGACCCGAGTAAAACTGGAACGGAAGGTAATAGTTCTTTCGACGTATCCGCTTTAAGCGACGAGGATTTCTCTAAAGTCTTCGAAGATAAAAGAATATGGACGCACGAAAGATTTAAAAGCTTGAACAGTAAAGCCAAGAAAGCCGAAGAATACGAGCAACGAATAGCACAAGAAGAAGAAGAAAAGTTAAAAGCCGAAAAAAAGTGGGAGGAATTAGCCTCTAAAAAGGAAGGCGAGGTAACCACTTTAAGGGAGCAACTTAACGAACAGAAGGTTAATAATGCACTTGCTATCGAAGCACAAAAAATAGGTGTGGTAGATTTAGAAGCCGTTACCAAATTAATAGACCGTTCTAGTATAAAGGTTAACGAGCAAGGGACAGTGGAAGGAATAACAGAAGCCTTGGAATCCCTAC